CCTTAGTGCTTATCCTGACTGGGGAGTAGCCGCTCGAGCGCCAAATCATGCCGCGGCCTTCACTGTTCTGCCCCACCCACACGAGCGTACTATCCAAGTCCACGAGCGAGAACCCAGCCGCCGCGCCTTGCTCGAGCAGCGCCCCAGGAATAGGCAGATAGGGATTCAGCGGATCAGCCGTCGTGTAGTAGACATCCGACGTCAGCGACCCCAGCAACCACAGTTGGCCGAGGACTACCGACATGGACACCCACGGGTCCGGTTGCGTGCTGCGAAGGGCTTTGCTACCCAGACTCCAGCCGGTGGCCTGGCTGCCGTCATTGATGGCCGACCAGTAGAAGGCCGAGGCCGTCGCATCGAACGCAATGAACCGGCTGCTGAGATAGACCACCTGACGAATCGGGACGCCGGCGCCTGAAAACGTGGTGATCTTCTCGAAGCTATTATCGGAAAACTTGAAGTGGTAGAGACTGCCCCCACTCGTGACCATCATCGCGTCGATGGCGGGATTGGCCGCAAAGGTGGCCGGGTAGCTGTCGCTGTCCACATCCCCGCGATCGGTAACGGTCCCGTTACTGGCGTATTCCTTGAGCTTGAATCCCACGACAGCAAACAGGCGATTGGTCAGCCCACCGGTCGCAAACAATCCGCGGCCTGGACTCTGCGCCACGGTCGCAAAGGTTGTGAACCCCGGACAGGGATAGAGCACATAGGGCACTTTCGCGCCTTGCGACTCCATCCGCTCCACATACCAGTTCATGCAGAACTCGACATCCGCATTCGGACTCTGCGACGTATAGGACGGCCCGAGGAAGTTGGGGATCACGGCCATACTAGGGGGTCCGCTCCCGGCGCTTCGCCATTTTGTCGCCAAACGCCATGTAGAACAGTTGCCCCAACACCGCCATCGCGATACTGCGGAGCCACCACGTAATCTCGGTCACGCTGCTCTCGAGCTTCGACACCCGCGCTTGGAAATCTTCGGCTTCGATGAGTGTGACCCGACGCGACAGCTCGTTAATCGCCCAATCGACTGGCGACTGTCCAGCCGTCACGAAATCATGCTGGTTGGGCATCGCATGGAGACGCAGCATCGACAGCCAGCCCACGAGCAGCGTGCCAATGGCGATGCACCAGAACGCGATCAGGATGACCCGGAGAGGACGCCGCATTAGCTTGTCGCCGCCGTGAGGGTGAAGTAATGCACGGTGATCCGCACCGCGCCAGTCGTGAATACGCCCGCATTCGCGGTGAGCACCACGCCCGTCGCGCTGACATACAGCGTGGGTTTCCACGTCGAAAGGTGATTCGTCAGGTTCGAGATCGTGCCCACGCTCAGCGCCTGCGTGTTCGCGAAGGCGTTGGTGGTCGTGCCGTCACCGGCTTTCCACGTCGTCAGCGCCGCGCCGGTCAAGATGGTCGTCACGCGCGTATCGACCGCCCAGACAATCGACCCGGCGGGGATGAGGCTGGCCGCCGTCACCGTGGAAGCGCCGCTCGTCGTCGCCAGAAGCACCGTCGCCTGCTGATACTGGCTGATCTGGCCGTTGGCGCCGAGCACGTTCAGAGCCGTGGTGCCCGTCAGCGTCGTCCCGCTCACGGCGGCGGTAGCCGCCAGGCTCGTGGCCGTAATCGCGGTCGCGCTGAGCGTGCTGTTGTCCGTGATGGCGTTCGTGGTCGTGAGCGCGCCGCCGTCGGTGATGTCGCCGGTCGTGGTAATCGTCGCCACGGACAGGTTCGCCCCCGATGGCAGCGAATAGGTCAAAAAGACGCTCGACGCCATCTAGCCCACCCCCAAGAGTGCCAACAACTTCGCGCCGCCGCCAGGCGATGGCGGAATCGGCGGGGTCAGAATGGCCGCCAACGGGGCGCCACCTACTGGGGCTGCTCCGATGGCCATTAGGCGACAAACTCCGCATCGGCAGTGTAGTGAACGCCGACGAGATCGCCCACCGCGCCCGAACCGTCACCCGTCGCCGTCACCACGAACCAGCGATCCGTCGTGGAGTTGGTGCGGATCGCTGTCGCGGTCTGCGCGGCTGCTGCGCCGCCGCTGAACCTCCAGCACTGAGCGCCAGAGGCCGTGGGCGTGAATAGCGTGACCGTGGGCGGAATCTTCCACATCTGGACTGGGAAGGTCACGGGATAGTTCGCCGCCAATGCCGAGGTTGTCGTCTTGCCAATCAGGCCCGTGGCCCCAGATCCGGCCGTCGCCTCCGACAAACTCGCGGCCGGGACGACGGTCAACGGGAACGACTTGTTGAAGAACCGCTGACACCGCACCACTTCATCGGCCAAGGGGAACGGGATGTAGTCCACCAGATCCGTGCCCTGCGTCATCTGGAACTCCGCAATCCCGCAGGCGTCCGAGGCCGCGCCAATCGTGTCGCGGTAGAGCACCGGGCATAGATTCTGTGCCGAGGACGGGATCGTGAAGGTGCAAGACGAGCGCAGCCAGTTGGCTGTCGAGGTGATCGAAGCCGCCACGCCGCTGACCGTCGCATTCTCGAGGCCAATCGCATCCGGCGTGATCTGGATGAGGTTCGTGCCCCACGTCGGGTCCGTGCTCGCGCCGCCGATGGCCGAGATGAACGTCGGGCAGACATCGACCGTGCCGGAGGAATTGAGATAGAGCAGCCCGAGCCGATATGTCGCATTCGACCCAGCGAACTGCTTCAACTTCACCGAGAGGCGGACTTGCTTGCCACGCAGGTGAGCCATGTCTGACGCAATCACAAACTGCGATAGGATGAACTTCGCGGCGTTCGTGGCCTGCGTGATCTTGCCGTAGTAGCGGGCCAAGAGATTCGTCTCAGGCGCCGCAATGGAATCGATCTGCGCCCATGAGGGCGTGGTGGCGTTGCCGACTGTCACCGCCCATCGGTCAGCGACCTGGCCGGCGCGCGTGGTTGTGCTGACGCTTGGAATGGCCGTCGAAGCCGTTGCCACGCGCTGCTGCACATAGAACCCGCCGTTGTAGAGGATGTTCTGCTCGTCCAGCCCCATGTTGGCGAACGTGCTGATCACGCCGTTCTGGTCGCGGGTCTTGTAGCGCCCATCGGCCGAGTCGATGTAATCCAGCACCCGATTCGAGGTCGGATTGTTGGACGGAGCCGTTTCTGTCGGTCGATTCCACACGGTCAGATCTCCAAAATCATGGCACCTGAGAACTCCCAGACGGTGCCCGTCGGCTGGGTCCAGCCGGTCGGCACCACGAGGGATTCGCAGTCAAAGACATACATCTCACCCGTGCCGTTCGGTGAGCCGTTGATGAGCTTGGTCCTGTTGCCTGAGAACGTGCCTTGCGCGGGCACGGCATTGGCGACGAGTGCCTGCGGGTCCACCGTCAGTTCGATATCGTTCTCGGCCCCCGCCACGATGTTGAACTGTGAGAGCGCCAGATTCTGGTCTCCAGCCCCTGATGCGAGCAGCGCGGCCCCACCACGCACGCGGTTGTTATTCCCTGAGGTGATGTGGACGTTATCGCCACCATTGGCGAAAAACTGCAAGTCAAAGATGTTGCCATTCCCGCCATCGATATTGATCCCGTGCCGCAGGTTGTAGCCGCAGAACCCGTTGAAGAAATTGCCCGTGCCGGTGACGTGAATCCCATCGCCTGAGGTCGAGTGGTTGATGTTCCCACCTTCCTCCTGCATCAGCCCCATCCAGGTGTTGTATTTGCCGTTCTCCTCGATGGCATGCAGGCCGAGGTTATCCACGAGCAGCCCCGTCACCATGATGTTGAACCCGGCTGAGTCGTTTTGCACCCCGATGCCGTCACACAGCTGCACCACCACGCTTTGGAGCACGGTCTGGACTTGCGCCTTGAGAACGATGCCGCCCACTTTCATATTGACCATCTGGACTTCGATGATCATGTTCGGGTTGGTCGCCACCGTGCCCGTGTTGTCGAACTGGATGCCTGCACAACTTGGGGCGGGTGACTGCGACTTCCCTCCAGCCATCCGCAGGTTCCGCACCACGCAGCCCGTATTGGTCGTGGACTTCAACTGAATCATCGCGGCATTGGCATTGGCAGGCGGTGATACCAGCAGCGTCCCCATCCCCGACCCGCTCAACTGCTGGGTGTTGTTCAGTTTGATGACCGAACAGAAGCAGCTCGCTGGCGGGATGAGCACGTTCGAGCTGGCCCCAATCAGGTCCAATGCATCCTGAATCGGCCCCGCGTCGTCAGGCCCGACACCCTTAGTTGTCGCGGCCGATGGCGCGTTGTCATTCAGCGTGAGTGTGGTGGTGCCACCACCAGCCGTGATGTAGCTCGTGAACAGAGTGCCATTGTCGAGCACGACCCAGATGCCATTGCCGTTCACGAAGCTCAAGGCCGAGGCGACCGTGAGGCTGTTCGTGCCAGATCCAATCGATCCCGTGGTGGTGGTGAGTGACCCAGAGAACCGCCGCGTGAGGGCCGGGCTCATCACATCGACCCAGGGCGAGCCGTTCACGCGCATCGTGCCGAACGTTGGCGCATCCGCACTCGCACCCTGAATCAGCGAGGCCACGGCGAACTTGGCTGAGTAATCGGCCGTGACCCACTTCGTGCCGGCCGAGAGATTCACCGCGGCATTGGCGTTGGAGCTTTCCTGAATCGTCGTCCGCGCAAGTGTGGTCCCAGAGTTGGTATAGACGCCTTGTCCGGTTTCCCAGTCACCCGTCGGCGTGCCGTTCGTGTCAACCGCCCAGAGCGAGTAATTGACGACGATGCCGTCATAGCCCGCCGGGAACAACTGATAGCCCGTGACTGCGGCGCCGAGCGTGAGCGTGCCCGTCCCGGTCGTGGTCGTTTTGACCAACACGCGATCATGGAACAGGGGCTGGCTCATGGCGCCTCATACCCCACATTGGCATCGAGCGCCGTGACGGGCGCCGATCCGCCCGTGGCCGTCGTCGTCGCCGCCACCTTGATCGCATTGGCGAAACTCAACCGCAGGGACGCCACATTGGCGCCAGATGTGGCCGGGATGCCAATCGACCAGACGGGCGTGGTGGACCCCACACTCACCGCACCGGCCGTATCGTAGAACTGCACATAGGCCACGGAGGCATTCGGGTTGTAGACAAAGTAGGAGGTCATCACCCCGGCCCCGCTGCTAATCGTGACGGCGGTGTTCGACAAGCCATTGGCGAGCACGGGAACCGTCGGATTCCCCGTGCTGCCGCCGCCGCCGACCCAGATGCTATTGGCCATCGACGCCTAGTAGGCGACGAGGCCGACGCTCACGGTCCCGCCTCCACCGATGACGGTCGAAATGCGCGCCCGCACATAGAAGAACGCCGCCTGCGAGATGTGGACGGCCACTTGCACGCCCCCGCTGATCGTGGAGGCATTCAAGGTCGTGATGGCTGAGTACTTGCCCACATCCTGACCGATGGGGACGTAGATGGGCTGACCCAGATCGGCCGGGGCGCATTCCTCAAACGTGATCACGCCGGAACTGGTCGTGCTCAGGCCGGCGCAGTAGAACGTGATGTTCGCGCAGCCCCGCACATCGACCCATGGGCCATAGGTTTCGTCGGCACTCGCGGCCGTGATCTGCTGACTGAGAATCGGGATTTGCCCGTAGGTGCCAATCGCCACTAGTTGCCTCCGGCGTTCGTCTGAATGTTGTATAGCGTGCGACTGGACAGCCCGAACGAGGCATCATTCAGCGCATCGGACAACTTGACATTGGACCGCTTGAACGTCGCGAGGCTGCTCACGGCGATCCGGGCATCCGACGCCGATAACTGCCGACCGTAACTGCCGGCAATGGTATCTGCGAGGTTGTACTTGAGCGCACGCGGTAATCCATCCGGCACGTAATAGGTCGTCGTCAAATCCGCAAACTGCGCGACGGACTTCTGCAGGAACAGCTCCAGATCGTTCGTGCTGATCGACGGCACCGGCCAGAGACAGATGCTCCCGAGGTCATTCGCATATGTCGGGTTGTAGTAGAGGCCGGTCGGCTGGGTGTTGCTCATCCCCGGCAACTGGTTCGCGTCGTAGGCATCATCGGTGTAGATCCCGAGCGGCACGCGGACTTCCGGGGTCGTCGCCGTCAGCACGAGATTCGCGGCCGTAATCGAACCCTGATTCGATGGGCGATCCGTGTTGAAATCGCCCCCTGTGCCAATCGTGTATGGATTCGTCTCGCCGCCCTTGTTGGCGGTCAACGTGAACCGCTCTCGGCCAATGACAGGGATGAACAGATCCCGATTCCCCCACTCGCTCAGCATGTCGTTCATCTGCGTGCGCGCGTAAGTCAGATCGGCGTTCGGGGGCGTTTCTGATGGGCTAAAGACGCCCAAGAGCAGAAACGCCCCAGTCCCGATATCAGTCGCCGTCACCGCCGGCATTGAGCCCCTTACTTACTGCGGGTTGACGGCCAAGCCGCCCGCTGCCGCCGACACGGCCGCCATGTCGATGTAACTGTTCGCCAGCGCGTTAGTGTCCCCGAACTTGGTCGCGCCGACGGAGACGCAGTCTTTGAACAACAGCATCCCTCCCGGCGCCGCATTGGTCAGGCTGGCGAGCACCGTCTGGGTCGTGCCGCCGCTCTTGATCGCGTTGATGAACGAACAGCGATTGAACAGCGTGAAGCGATCGATGCAGTCCGCGCCCGTGCCGAGAATGGTCAACGCCCCAGAGCTGGTGGACTGGCTCGGGAAGAGGCAATCTTCAAACACGTTGCGCGGCGTAGCGCCGGCCAGTTCCAGACTCGCATTCGTGGTCGCGCGGGCTTTTGTGTCCGTCCCGATGGTGCAATGCGTAAAGTAGTTTTCCCCGCTGCCGGCTGAGCCGATCTTGAGATTCCGCGACCCGGCGCTCGTGCCGGACCCCGCATCGGTATCCGACATCCCGGCAAAATGGCAGTTCGAGAAGGTGTTGTCGCTGCCTGTGATCGTCATGCAAATCTGGGACGTCGTGCCGGTGTCGAAGCCTTGGAACCATTCGATATTCACGAAGTAACAGCCGCTCGCGGAGATCGTGAAGAAGTTCGCGAAGGCCGTCACCGCGGCGGTCGGCGCGATCCGGGCGCGTTGCGACAAAAGGCCCGGCTCAGACACGCCGACCATGTGCGCCCCGCTTTTCGCCCAGGCGAAATTCGCAGACAAGCGCACGCTGCCGGTGGACGCCCCATTGCCCACAAGCACGATCACGTCGTTCTTGTTGCTCCGCAATGCGGCGTAGGCGGTCGCCAGATCGGTATAGGGCCGCTGAACCGTGCCGTCTGGGCTCGAGGCGGGATTCCCAAACGAGGGCCAGAGATACACGAGGTTACCCGGCGTAAACGGCAAGACCGACGCAAAGTTGGCGTTGATGTCGAGGATGTTCTGGCGGGTAAAGGCCCCGCCGCCGCTGATCAGATTCATGGGACTCCTTCCACTGGCTCAGCCAGGGCCGTGCGAACCCGCACGGAAGGGTCGTGCTAGGACTTCGCCGCGTCTGGCGCCATCTGCGCCTTAGTCCGACGATGTCGCTTGACCGGCGTGTGCGGCACGTCCGGGAGGTGTTTCGCACCATGCGCGGCTTCCGCCTGTCGCACTTCGGCGGCCGCATTCTCACTCAGGCGCCCGTGGCGAATCGCATACTCACGCTCGGCGGCCAGTTCGCCGTGAACCTGCTGTTCTTTCTCGACCGCGTCGAACGCGGCTTTCGGGCCGACGTAAAACCCGCGCGACTCGAGATTGCGCTGCTCGTCGGCGTTCATGGCCTGCCGAGTTTCCTCGACTTCAATGCCCTTCTCGCCGCGACGCGCCTTGTACATCTGCTGCGGGAACTCCTCAAACTTAAATGGTCGTCCAGGAGCGCCCCACTTGCTGTGATGGGCTTCCCACTTCCGCATTTCCTTGGCGTATTCGGTGGACTGGCCGACTTCGATGGAATCGTGGACACCCAACATAGCTCAGACTCCTTGAGAGACGGCCGACCGAGAGTGATCTCGGCCGGCCGGATATTGCCGCTTACGCGAGCGCGATGAGGATCGCGGTCAGCGTGCCGCTGAACTGCGACTGCGCCTGATTCCAGATCCCGTTGATCGCCATCAGACTCAAGGTCTGCTGCGATCCGGTCGTGAAGGTCGCGACCGTGTAGCCCGTGCTGGCGTTCCCCAGTCCCGCCGTATATGTCACGGTATGCGCGGCCTTCCCATTGCTCGCGATGTAGAGCAGCGACCCATCTTGGTCCTTGCCGGGATTCGCCAAGGTCATCGCCAGCGCGTTCGTGCCGTTGATGATCGCCACGGTGTCCTCGCCAGAGGCCGGGAGCGTAATCGCGCCGGCGGCGGAATAGGACTCCACCTTGCGCCGCCGACCGGCGAGGGCATAGGCCGTGCTGACGCTGGCGTTGGGATTGCCGAAGTCTGATCCCGTGCCGGCGGTGGCATTGGCGCCAGAGGGATGCGCGATGGGCAGCGTCCCGTTGACGCCACGACGGACCGGGACAATCGTCGCCGTGCCGTTGTAGGTGCTCGTGATCTGCATGAACTCGTTGTCCACCTGGACGTAGGAGTTCGTCGCAAAGCCCGAGGCCGAGGTGACCGTGATCTGCTCGTCGCCAACGGCGCACGCCGCGCTGAGGGTGGTTGTCGTTAATGCCATTGGCTTAGCTCCACGCCCGCAGGGCGAAGTAGGGCAGAATCGGGGCCGCTCCCACGAGCGCGTCCATGCGTCGTGGCATCTGGTCCGTCTGCGCGTTGTACTGATCGACGTAGCGGACGGATACCTTATCCGTCTTCGCGCCAGGTGTGCGTCCTGCCACCGCGCCGGCCAGCTTCACCGGCAGATCCGCGGACACGAAGGCGAAGGCCGCCGGGTTGGCAATCAGGTTCTGCTTGCTATTGGTCGCCGTCATGGTCGCGCTGACCGTACCGGTCGCCCCAAGGAACGTGATCGCCGCGTTGTTCGCACACAGGGCGTTGATGGTCTGGAGCTGAGAGTTCGTGTCCGCGATCATCGAGGGGCTGATGTTGAGCGTGACTGTGCTTGAGCCAGAGGCATCCGCGGTAATGACAAACTGCTGCAGAATCCCGGTGTTGGTGTAGGAGATCGGGTTCACGCCGTAGACGCTGTCAATCGTGAACACGTCGCCCTGCTTGAAGGCGTAGGTGCCCAAGCCCGAGAGCGCCAGCGTCGAACCCGTCTGGTTCGCGCTCGAGGTGACGGGCGTGCCGCTCGTCATGGAACCCGTCGTGAACATAGGCATGTTCGAGTCCCACGCCCATTCCGCCACGCCAAACGCGCCCATCCCGAACAGCCCCGTCTTGAAGTAGGAGCTGATCTGCGACGCCGGGTTGAACAGGGCCGCATTGGTCGAGAGGAGCGACGACTGCTGGCGCGGATCGATCACGCCGAGCAGTTCTTCGGGAACGCCGAAGGCCCGCAACATCGCCACGCCGTCGTTCCAGGTGTCGTTCGAGGTGATGCGTATGCCGGGGCTGCCAATCGAGAAGTAGACCGACTTGTAGACCTGACCCAGGAAGAACACATCGCACTCGTTCGCGAGCGCAACCCCGGCCGGCTTCGTGTAGCGCGACTGGACTTCCTCCACGAGCACGGCGTCATCAGCGGACGACCAGCCCATCGCCACCTGCAACTGATCGGTGAGCGAGATGGGAACGGTCTGGTTCAGAATCGGCTGCTGCTGGAGGGCTTGCCCGCGCTTGACGCGGAACCGCTGCGGGATGCGCTGGCTGACGGTATACCCAATCTGGGCGCCGTCCGGCTTGTCTTTCCACTCGTCGCCGTACGTGGGATCGGTCAGGTTCAACGCCTTGATGTTGTTGTCCCAGAACATCGCCACGTCCGTACTGACCCAGTTCGGACTGATAAACGTATTCATGCTCGTACCCTCACGAAGGGCGCGAGCCGGCCTGATCTACTTAGCGAGCCTTCGGCGCAAAGGCGCGGCGATGCTCATCGATAGATCGAATCGACCCATCCGTCGGGGGTGGTGTCGAGCCGGATCGCTGAGCCTCAGTCCGCAATGGTGTGGGCGGCTTCGGAGGCAGAACCATGGGGGTCACGCTGGGGGCCGCACCATTCGAGCCGGCCGCCGCAGGGACAGTCGATGCGAACCGTTGCGCGAGCAACGTGAGCTGCTTCACTTGCTGCAGCGGTGAACTCCGGAGCATCGCATCTAACTGCTCCGGATGTTGCTGGAGATGATACAGGACATCCGGCCCGTTGTCATCATCCAAGATGAAATCCCCGACCGGCGTGCCTGGCTGAACATAGGGATCCATCGCGGGGTGGAACGCCTTATACGCCACCGCCTCGAAATCGGCATACTTCGCTTTCGCCGCTTCCGTCCGCTGGCGGAACGTCCCGAACCGCTGGGCCATCACCTGCTGCTGCTGGGCCACGGCGTTCTCGCGGCGCCGGTCATAGGACGCCAACGCTCGCGCATGAGCCAAGTAGGGGTCGTCGGATTTGCCGATGAAGTCTTGGAGCGTGGGTTCGGGTTCGCCAAATCCGGGCGTCTGGATGGGGGCCGGCATGGTCTGGACTGGCGGCGCGGCCGGCATCTGGGCAGGCTTGCCCACGCGCTCAATCAGTTCCGCGCGGCGCCGAATCGTATAGGCCCGCTCGCTCTCGCCGTCTTGTCTCGCGATGTCCTGACCGAACTGTTCCTCCGCCGTCTTGAGACGCTTCGTCAGCGCGTCAATCTGCGCCAGATCATCTGGGGTGGCTTGCTGGCTCTTGGCCCGATGCCGCTTGAATCCGGGCTGATACTGGCCGCGCCCGTCTCGGCGCTGCTGGGGCTCTGGCGCCACCGGTTCGCCCACCGCATCCGCCACCGCCGCATCGGCCGCATGCTCAATCGCATCTGGACCGAAGCGATTGCGGTGATCCTCAATCGAAGTCGTCTGGACTTCCGGAATTTCCTCTGGGACGACGGCAGGTTCACTCATGCGGGCTCCTGGGGTGAGGCGGGCGGTTGCTGGGCGGCGGCTTGCTGCTGCTGAACCGCCGACTGCGCGGCCATGGCGGACTCATGCGCGTGCTCGAGCAGTTGGCCGGCGGTCGTGTGCTGCTGGTCGCTCAACTGACTGGCTGCATCGTGGGCGCTCGTGTGCAGCATCTGGGCGACCCCCACCTTCTCATCGAGGACGGCGGCAATCCGCTTCGTCTCGGCCTCAATCGACGCCTCGGCGGCCGATGCCTGAATCTTCTGCTGGGTCGCTTGGATCGTCGCCTGCACCTGCATCGCCGCGATCCTGAACCGCGTCTCATTATCGAGTTGGGCAATCTGCAAACGCGTCTGGCTGTCGAGCTGCTTCTCGGCCATGCCCGATTTCGCCTGCTGGACTTCCTGCTGCAACTGCTGGATCTGCGTCTGCGCCTGCTGCACCTGCGGATTTGGCGGCGCACTGCCCTGTTGCTCGGCCGCGATCATCTGCTGAATCGGCGGGGCCAGCATGGCCTTCGCCCGATCCGCGAGCTGCAGCCGATTCGGCGTATCGCCCGTCTTGAGATACAGATCCCCGAACCAGGTCATCAGCGACGGTTCAGCCTGAATCAACTCACCCAGCGCGGTATTCTCCTGCGTGCGACGGGACTCGGCCGAGCGCGTCACCTTCACAATCACGTTGAACTGCGCGTCCTTGGTGAGTTTCGCCACCTTCTGCGCCTGCTGCACCATCTGCTGTTTGGCCGGGTCTTGGCCGATCTGCATCTGCTGTTCTTCGCCTTCACCCGTCAGAATTCTGACGAGGCGGCCGGGTCGAATGCCATAGATGGGGTAGAGCTTGTTGTTGATGACCTGCCCCTCGTATTGCATCGACCTCGCGAGATTATCGAGGTAGTGGCTGCTCGACAGTTGCGCGTTCTGGATGACGGCATCAATCGCCTTACCAGACTTCGCACTCGGGGCCAGATTCGCCAAGCTCGCATCGGTCGCGTTCTTGAGCATCTGGTCGAACATGGCAATGGAATTCGCCATGGGGGCCAGATTGGGATCGAAACTAGCCCGCGCCGGAGCACGGAGTTCGCGCCCTTGATCGTCATAGGTGCGGATGGGAAGAAACGGCAGGGCTCGCGTGGCCGCGAGTTTCCACTGGTCCTCATAACCATCAATGGCATCAGGATCGACCGTGACTGGCGAGATGGGCGTCAACCCCACCTGCTCCACCAGTTTCGACGTCATGTAGTTGAGCGCCATCTGCGGGTCACGGGCCGGCCGAATCACCCCATTGGCGCGACGCTGCTCGTCGTAGGGCAACACCTCATCGCCCAAGACCTTGATGATGGGCATGTCCGGTCCGCTCTCGGTCGTCTGCTCGAGCGTGATTGATCCGCCCGCGCACTTGCAGAACTCGATCGTCTTATCGATGACTCTGCGCGTATCAATAAAGACCGTGCCTTCCGGCGCGTACTGCGCGGCCTCTTGTGGTGTGACATCCTCAGGGGAAGGCCCAACCCAGAACGTCTGTCCTGCGCCGGTGATGCCGAGCATCTTGGGCTGATACTTCGTCTCCCAATAGTCCACAATACGAATTGATCGGTTGTCGCCCTCCTGCTTGTACCACTCCGGATAGGCTTCCGTCAGGCCCATGAACTCGTCGTCAGACATCCCGGCAAAGGATTTCCACTTCTTGCCGTCCACGTCCTGCCCGTACTCGGCTTCAAACCGATCACAAGACATCCATGTCCCCATGAACTCCCAATCGGCATCGGAGCCGTCTGGCATCGTATGGGTCGGATCGAGCTTCACTGCTTCCTGATTGAAAATGCGGTCGATGTAGACTTCTTGGTCCCACGTCTTTCCGGGCAAGAATCTGGTGCGGACGATGTAGTACCCGCGGCCCGAAATCACCGCCCGCTTATAGGCCCATGTCCGGGCATCCGCCGCATGGGACGCCCGCTGAATCCGCCGCATGAGCCCTTCCCGGAGCGTGATCTCTTCGTCATCCGGCGTGATGCCCAGATCTCCAAAGTCCTCGGCCGGCGTGAGCTCAATCCCGATGTCGGCTTGCCGCTCCTGGTTGAGGATCTGTCGGACGGGTTCCTTGACCTTGTCGATGACGAGCGTCGGACGGGCTGGGACCGCCGGCATCCCATTGACCGGCTGCTGACCTTGACGCGCCAGCCGAATCGTCTCCGGCCACTGCTGCCCATCCTCAAAGGCGATGTCCTCCAACTCGCGCTCGCATTGCTGCGATTCGCTGTCATTGGCGAACTTCCACCGCTCACGTAACTTCTTGAAGAAGTCGCTATCGCGGGGCAGGCGGGGAACCTTGGGCGCGTCGGCCACTAGCGGGACTTCTTCGGATGTAAGTACCCGCCGAGATTGGCATGGGGATGCTTGACGTGCGCCGGCTTACCCTTCATCGAGCCCGCGGCGAAGTCGTGCATCTGCTGGTGGGTCATCGACCCGCGAATCTTGCGGGCCATCTGGAAGGACGCGCCATGTTCGGCGGCACCCATCAGACGTTGCTGTGCGCGTGATTTGCTCGGCATAATTCGCTCCTACTGCATCCCCCACGCCATCTCACCGCGGGTGGGCATCACTGTAACATCGTCCGTCAACTTCCTGACGCGGGCTTTGACCGGCTGGGCAAACGTCAGCGCCAGCGCATCGGCATCATCCGGGCTATCCAGTCCCCTCGCCTTCATGTCCGCTTTGGCTTCCAGCCAGATGCGCTGCTGGTTCTCCGGCCGCAACCCTGGCCCCGTCAGATCGGCCTCCAGCTGCGGGTCTTTGTCGATCGCGCCCGTGATCAGCCACTGCTTCATCGCCTGCCACATGTGATCCCGCATGAACCGGCACTGGGGATCAGGCGAATGGGCCCCAAAGTTCACGTCGATGACGTTCTTGAACCCCAAGGATCGTAACCGCGACCCAATCGGGCCCGCAATGCCAGCCGCGTCGAGGAACAAGGTATGCACCCGCTGGCCTCCCCATTCGCGACTCAGGACATCGGCAAGTCGGTTGGTGAGGACGGACGGGTCTCGGGTGAACTCGCCCCTAATCCGAATCGGAGGAACACTGCGGGCATCCGCCCCGCGGCGGAAGCGTATGACGTTATCGTCCTCACCCCCCCAGGCGAGATCTGCGCCTGCCAGTAACGCTTCGTCGGGAAGCACGGCCACCTGACGAGTCTGAGCCTGGAGGACCCGTTCCTGGTCAATGAACTGAGCATCCGATGCGCGCGGCGGCAACCCGCGCACCCGCACGCGGACAAAATCGGAATCTTCGCCATAGTCCTGAATCCACTCGGCAATCTGCTGCTTATTCGTGAACCGTGACTCTCGGCTGTCAATGATGCGCGTGCGCCAGCGGGTGCGCTCGGCGCCGAACGTGACGCGGTGAAACTTGCCGGTGGACCGGGTGCAGTTGCCCTGCAGGAAGATCATCGGCTCGCCGTCCGTCAAGCCGCCTTCGGCCACATCGAAGATCTTGTCAGGGATGGCGCTGGCTTCGTCAAACGCATAGAAGCTCGTGCTATCAGCCGCGTGCTGCCCGGCGAAGGCTTCCGAGTTCTCCTCACGGCAGGACTGCGGCGCACAGAACCAACTCTCGCGGAAGTCGCTGTGATACATCCGCTGCGTCGTGACGGTGAACCAGTGGCTGGTGAGGCACAGTTTCGTCCAGCGTTGAATCTCCGCCCACGTCTTGGTTTCGAGCTGGGTGAACGTGTTGGCGGTGATGGTGCCCTTGCAGTGCGGGCGGGTGGACATGATCCAGTTGACGATCCAGGCGAGGCGCGCCGTCTTGCCGGTGCCGTGGCCGCTCGAGACAGACTCTCTGACCGCGGGGACCGCATCGCGGCCATTGAAGGCGTTGGTTCTGACCGACTCGCCAAGCTCAGCCAGCGTCTCGGCCTGCCAGTCATCCGGGCCGGCGTGCTGCTCGAGCGGGCCTGGTTCGCCCCAGGGATAGCAATACTGCACGAAGCCGAGCGGATCGGCGTAGAACTGGCTCACAAACTCGGCGAGTTCCTGATCAGCCGCGGTCGGCATCGTAGAGAATTCTCACTGGGGCCGGCACCACTCTAGTGCTCACCACGGTGCCGTCACGATTCACCTGATCGATCTGATAGCCGGGCAGCGTACCAGACGGCACGGGGAGCGCGGTGATGCGGACCGAACCCATCAGGTCTTGTGCCGTCACTCATCCTCCATGTGCTTCGTGATGTCGCGGCCGGCACTGGCGATGATGACCAGCGCCATCCCCGCGATGATCACAATGGCGCCCATGCAGCCGAGGCCCCAGTAGACGAAGCGCATCAACTCACCAGGAGTAGACGACGCGGGCGCCGGCGGTATTGTCGCCACTCGTCAGGTCATGCCGGAAGTAGCCCTGCACCTGCCATTGATCGGCATCCCCAAGGGTGAAGCTCGCCACGACTGACGCCCCGGTGGCATCCGTGGCGACGATCACGGCGTTGGTGTGGCCGGCTGGTAGCTGGGATGAGGCCAGCGTCTGCGCCACGATGTCATCGAGCTGCGCGGTGCCAAAGAGCGTGGTCGGCATAACCTACGCCGGCGGGGCGGCCGGGGTGTTGGCGGCGACCGCATCGGCCAGCGCCTTCGTCTGCTGGTCAATCGTCGCGGCCAAGGCATCGATCTGCGCGATCGTGGCGGGGTCGGTGACGTTCGCCTTGAGCGCGGCGACTTCAGCGGAGAGCGTCTGCAAGAGCGTGACGACACTCGCGTTCACGGTCGTTTCGGCGGCCACGCTGGCCGTCAGGGTCGCAATCGAATCAGCAAGAGCCATGAGTCTGTCCTCCAGTTGGTGAAGGCGCGCGTGCAGCCCGAGTAGGAGCGTCTCGAGGCGGTTATCGCGTGCCCAGCGTCCCCACATGCTACACCCGTTCGGCGGAGTCTAACTCGCGGATTCTCGCCTTGAGGCCAGCGATAGACTCCGCGCACTTCTCGGCATGCGCGAGTTGCGCCTGCTTCATACACAACTCACACCAGTAGGTGTACAGACCGTGTGAATAGGCCAGCGAACCACCGTCGCCAGCCCATATACCAACCGGATGAGCGGTCGTGCCGAGTCGGCCGCAATTCTTGCAGGTGTTCTGATCGATGACATCATCCCATATGGCCTGCGTCGTCGCGTAGACAGCCTGCTGACTGGACCACAGAACGTTCGCCATCAGCTTCTCCCAAGGAAACGCATGATCGTCTCGAGAAGGCGCCATGCGACCACGATGAGCGCGCTGATAATCGCCACGCCGAGCAGCCAACCCATCAGCCCACCATCGCGCCGTAGCCGGCCGCGCCCAACGCCCCCAAGATCGCCCCCTGCAGCCAGCGCCAGGCCGCCACGCGCCAGTTGTAGCTCACGGCATCACTGAAGCTTTTCCAACTGCGGAAGGCTTGGAGATCGACGGCGGCGGCGGAGACAAGGCCACTCACCGCGCCTTTGGTAATCGGACTCGCGAGAACTGCGCTCATGTGCTGCTGCCCTTCTTGAGCCGCGCCCGCGCTTTCTGCAAGGCCGCGACGACATCCACCTGTCCGCTGACGTTCATGTCCACAGACTCCACCGGCTTGTCGAGCACGCGATTGGCGAGATCGGTCCACGCTTGCACGCTCGGATCCTTCTCCCAGACTTCCATGTGCTCAAGCTCCTGGTCACTCTCAAGCATCGCGGCCGTGACCTTCTCGAACTTGCCGGTCTTGCTGTTGCGCGCGACGAGGTATTTGAGCCCTTTGGCGTTCGCAATCTGAGCGGCGGCCATCTCGTGCATGTGAACCGCAAAGACCGTTCTGAGCGCCTCGCGCATGAGGGCTTTGTCTTTAGTCGCAGGCTGGGGCGTGCCAGGCGGTCTGCCGGCACCGGGACGCTTGCCGCCGCGTTTCGATTCATGCGCCATTCAAATGAATCAAACTGTGCGGTTAGGGCACACGCGAGTCATGCGAGCGTCAGGCCGCCCTTGGAGGCCGTGAGCGAATGACAGATGCCCGTGAAGTAGGCGCGCGGTTGTCTGGCGGTGCGGCCTTTGTAGACCGAGGTGAGCGGAACTGACACACGCACGGTTTTGGCATTCCGCCAGCGGTCGCGGCCGAGCTTGACGCACCAGACACGGCCATCCGCGCGGTGGGCATCGAAGCAGAGCGTGAAGCGGCGGAGACGCATCAGCGCTTCCGCAACACCGGCTCGCCGGCATCGAAACAGACACGCGAGAGCGTCATCACACGGGCCCAGTCATCCAGAACCTCGCGAGCTACCCAATCAGGCGTAATAAATCCTGATCCAATGGTAGATTTCGGCCGATTGCGGGCCGCAAGCCGCTGGCGACGACGGGTGAGCGTGCGCGGTGAGCCCATAAGGAAAGTTGGCGGCTGGCGTCATGTGACGCGGGCGGTCGTACGCATCCGCTTTCTCAGCCGGCCGAGCGTATTCTACGCTTGACAGCGCGGTTTGTGAAGCGCAGAATCGGCGGGTAAGAAAAAGCCCCGAGGCGGTGAACCTCGAGGCTGGAGTGCTCGGCCTGCTGACACAGGACAAGCGGGGACAAAACAGGCCCCCATCCTACAACACGCAGCACCACTCAGCAACACAAATCACCACGGTTGGCGGCTTCGCGCCGAAAAGCCGCGGAACACAGGAACGACGGCCGAGACGAGGAGCAACCTGATGGGGCCTGCGGGCCTCCCTCGCCGGTCGCTGGCGTCGTGCGGGGCGTGCGCGGGTGGCACGCAGGCCGCGGGGTGTGAGAGGACTCCTACCCATCCTCCATGCCTGACAACATCGGACGCTGGGGCTGTGTCGGTTGTGCAGCACGCGCCACTTCGGGCTGACGCGGTACGACAACACCAGGATCAGGCCCCCAGTGTTTACGGGGCACATCAGGGTCTGGGGTAGCCCTATCGTTCAGGAGCCTGTATGAGAAAACCAGTCAAACCGACCTGTTGCGCATGCGGTGTGGAGCACGTCTCGGCGGTGTCATTCAGCACGCAATGGCCGGCGCGTCTGCGCTGCATGCTGTGCTGGGTGGCCTATTACCTACGGCGTGACTGAGCGGTCTGGGCACACCGCCGAATTTATTTTCACTAGGCCTAGTTTTGTGCTTGACAGGTGAATTGGCTAGCGGTAGGATAAGCACATGACACAGACGCTGACCGACATTATTCGACGGTTTGATTCCCAACTCTGGCGCAAGGGTGAGCGCAGGCCGTCTCAAGGGGAGATGCGAGACCTTCGAGATGCGGGATATGCGACGGAATGGCCTGATCATTCCTTCACGTTGTCGGATGACGCGAGAGCCGTTCTCAACCAACTGCGAGTTGGTCGTGTCTAAGTCTCGTCTCATCAGCACGCAGGAAGCCGGCCGCATGCGCTGGGCTGGTAAGACAGCCGCCGAGAAGCGGGCGCATGCCGAGATGATGAACCGGGCGGCCCAAAAAGCTCGGCAGGCCAAGCGGCTCGAGAAAGCGGGCAAGGCATGAGCGATATTCAGCGGCATCGATTTCATGTGTGGGTGGATGTGCCGGTGAAGTCTGGCGATGGCTGGAGCCAGTATCCGGACTACAGCGCCGAGGAAATTGGCCGTGCGCTGCGTCGGGCCTTACATCACCACCTCGAGTTCGATGCCGTCGTTGAACATGCCGACAGCGCCATCGTAGACGAGGACGAGAAAGCGAGCGCGAAATGACGATCTACGACGGCTACCGCACGATTGAGCTTCGCGGTGAAGTGCCAACCGAACGCGCCATTCGCGCGGCCTACTTCGGCGGGATTGCGTGGGCGTTTATGCGAAGTTGGGTGCGCACAGCCACCGATGACAGCGCCCCGAATGATGCCTACTGGGCGGCGAAGGAATCGGCGCACTATGCCCGTCTCGCGCTGGGAGAAACCGAATAATGTATCCCCTGCGCCGGATCAACTGGGGCGCGTGGCTGCTCGGGCTGCTGTTCTGGGGCCTGGCGTTCGCGTGGGCGTGGAATTCACTGAGGCAGATGCAGCCCTAAGAGAAAAAGGCCGTCCTGGAAGACGGCCCCAAAGGAGACAAACCAATGCCCGACCCCAAGAGTGTAGCCGACCAAGCCCTGAACATCAACCCGCAGGATCAACCGGAGCCCGTCCCGGTGGCGCTGGACGCGCAATATCCCTCCGAGATCCCGTTCACCTTCTCACCCGTCTCCGGGCCTGACGGCCACGCCGATGCGGATGTCTACCAAGGGGCGCTCCAGACGCTCACTGAGGCCCTGATGGACGCCTTCCTACTCAGACAGCGTCTCGACCTCAGCCGCGCCCAGGACGCCCCACAGGCCGTCTGGGACCGCCTGCGGCAGATCGCCCAAATGGCCGTCGCCATCTCAGACCTGAACACCACCGAGCATCAGCAGGCCCACGCCTTGCGCGATGTCATGGACGAGTTCGAGCTGGAGCCGGGCGAAGGGAAGATTCTGATGTGCCAGTCAGCCATTCGGCACTTCCGCGAGCGCCTGATCAGCGCGGGGAGCACCCGCTAATGCGCCGCGTTCCCCAACACCTGCACGCCTGCGCCGACTGCGGCCGGCCGTTCTACCTCTGTTCGGAGCGCGATTGCGCCGTCGCGCCGGAGATCTGCCAAGGCTGCGAATTGGACCGACTCGATGCCTACTTCACCCAACCGACCCTTCCAATCACTTGCACAACTCACGGAGACCATCATGGCAAACATTGACAGCGTATTCCCGTCCACCTACCTGCGTGCCTCTGACCTGAACGGGGCCGAGCCCATCGTCACGATCGAACGCGCGGCGGTCGAAAGCCTCGGCCAAGGTGCGCGCGCCGAACAGAAGATCGTCGTCTACTTCAAGGGCAAGTCCAAGGGCCTGGTCTGCAACAAAACGAACGCGCATCAGATTGCCGACTTGTGCGGGTCGCGTGACTACGACGACTGGCCCGGCCACAACGTCAAGCTCATCACGATGCAGGTCGAGTATCAGGGCAAGCGCGTGCCGGCGATTCGTGTCGAGTCGGCGGGGAAGGCCAAGGCCGCGCCAGTGTCTGAGCCGCCCGTCTCTGTGGACGCCGACGACATCCCGTTCTAGGCCACGCCCATGCGCTCACTCATTCTCGACCTGGCTACTGCCGCAGTAGACAATGCGGCCGAATACATTACGTTCGATGACATCTCGGCGCCATCGAACTACAAAGACCCCGAGAAGATTGCCGCGTTCATCGAAGCGGCCCGCGCTGAACGCTTGGCGAAAGCCGCACTCGATCTCGACCTGTGCCGCATCACGGCCATCGGCTGCCGGTGGATGGACGGCGATGGCGAGACGCAGATCGTGACCATCCTGCATCCCGAGGAGGAGCGGCCGGCGCTCCAGCAGTTCTTGAGCAACAGCAAGCTCGGCGCGTCTCGGCTCGTCAGTTTCAATGGCCTGAAATTCGACTGGCCCGTGCTGATGCGCCGGTGCGCCTATCTCGGCTTGCCGGTGCCGAAGATCAGCCTTGACAAATACCGCACATCGCACATTGATGTCTACGACGTGCTGACCTATCACGGGGCGGTGTCAGGGCACAGCCTCGGGTGGTACGCGAAGCGCATGGGCTGGACGGATCTGGTCAAGCCGCTCTCTGGGGCGGAAGAAGCGCAGGTGCCGCAGACAGGTCGATGGGACGACCTGCGCGAGTCGCTGCGGCACGACATCACAGCCACTGAGCGGCTGGCGGGGTTCTTGGGCGTGAGTGAGCCGGTGCTGTAGATGGTGCCCAGTGCCACGACATTTCATGGGGAAGCCTTCTGCGACGATACGGGCAAGTTCTCACTGGCTGATGCCCCGGGTTTCCGGGCATGGTTGGAAGGACAGCACGGCAAGGAACTCGCGTTTAGTGTCCAGCCGAGAGCGTATCTACGCAGCCTTCGAGCGAATGGCTATTACTGGGGCACAGTCGTCGCCGCCGCGGTGCATGAAAGTGGACAGCCGGAATGCGACATCCACTCATTCTGGTGCGAGCAGTTTTTGCCTGACGAACGCAAGCGCCTGAAGTTCTTTAATCGGCTGACGGGACAGGCGCTCCAAGTGGACATCGACTCCAGACGTAGTTCGAAGCTCACCGGCCGCGCGTTCTATGACTTTGTAGAGAACTGCCGACTATGGATGCAAGAGTGGCTCGGTGTGACGGTGCCTGATCCAGATCCTGACTACTGGCGCAAGCGGACGAAGAAAGCGGTAGAGCATGCTTCCTAAACCTGAACCGCACACGCGCGTGAAGGCGCGGCGCCAGCGCCAGCAGGCCCAGCGCACGAAGTCAGTGAGAGCGGCGGTGTTCCTGCGGGATCGTGGTAGGTGCAGGGTGTATCACTGGTGTCCAGCCACAGACTTACATGAACTGCGGTTTCGCTCTCTGGGCGGCAAACGGTCGATGGAGAACTGTGTTGCAGTCTCCAGAGCGGCGCATCGCGAACTCCAAGAGCATTGCGTGGCCTATGAATTTGTCTCTCCTGCGCTCGGTGCTAATGGACGGATTAAGTTCAAGAAGGGCGGAATCGCATGGCTTGGCTGACTCGCCTCATCATGCGCTGGCGAAACAGACATGACCCAGCTGTCAGGGTTACAGGCTACTCCTACCGCTTCGAGGGCCATGATGAGGCCAAAGCGGATGCAGCCCGACATCGACGCGCTGAGCACGAGCGGCAGACGCGCAAACTGGCCGACAGCCGCATTCAGTCCAAACCGAAGGTGCGCGAGTTCAAGCGCGTGGGAGGCGAATGATGAGCCTTGACGAACGCATGGCTGAGTATCTGGCGAAGCATCGCGGGCAATGGATCGACGGGCTGCAACTGGCGAAGGTTGGCGGTGCCTACGGTTGGCGCACACGCCTGAGTTCGTGCCGGCGCGAACCGTTCAACCTCACCATCGAAAATAGACAGCGTAGGGTCCAGACGCTGCTCGGCCCGCGCACGGTGTCGGAGTATCGCCTGCCATGAGCCCCGCACGCGGTCAGGAAACGAAGTCCAACGGCCAGCCCGCGCCGCGCGAGTTCAGCACCGGCGATGCACATCGGCGCCCTGATGCCCCGACCACTTCATGGTGGCTCGTCCCGCCTGAGCAGTTTAGGACCATGGCCAAACAGCAGCAGCCGCGCATGAGCCACACCGTCACGAACTATCAGCCGAAGTCGGAGCAGGAATGAGCAGCACAAAAACGGTGGGCGACTCGCTGCTCTTTGACGCCTTCTGGGCCGCATATCCGCGCAAGGATGCCAAGCTGGCGGCGCGCAAAGCCTTCGACAAGGCCAAGCCCACGCCAGAACTCGTCACGCGCATGCTCGACGCCTTAGCCTGGCAGGTGCATCGGCCTCAGTGGGTGAAGGACCACGGCCAGTATGTGCCGCTGCCGGCGACGTGGTTACATCGCGGGCAGTGGCTCGACACGCCACCAGAACAGCCGCTGGTGACTGACCATGAGTTTTTCCGTGTGCATGGCTTTCGGAGGCCGTCGTGAACGCGCAACTTGAACTATTCGCGCAAACCACCGTGGATTCGCCGTTGTGTCATGCGTGGAGCCTGCCATGCCCACGGAGAGGCCAGGCCATCTATGGTCCACAAGTCGTCTATAACGGCTGCGTGAATCGCGCGATCAACTGCCTGACATGCGGCTGTCACGGTGAAGAAAGCGTGAAGACGGAGCAGCGAACATGAGACGCGCCGCCAGAGTTGATGCCAATCATGCCGCCATCGTCGCCGCCTATCGCCAGTTTGGCTATCTGGTGCTGTCGCTGGCAGGCTTGGGCGATGGCGTGCCGGATTTGCTCGTAAGCCGTCGAGGCCAGTTGCAGCTCGTGGAAGTGAAAACCGCCACGGGCACGCTCACGCCAGACCAGCAGCAGTTCATCGCGGGTGGCTGGCCGGTGAAGATTGTGCGCGGACTGGACGATGTTCTAGAGACCGCGCCCGCGCGGCCGAGGAAGGGGAGATAGAGCGATGATGGATGCTGAACAGCTTAAGCGCGCCGGGGACCATCCTGCCTCGTCGGCGTCGCTGCGGGACTACTTCGCGGCGAAGGCGATGCAGGCGCTGATTGGCCTCTGTCAGGTGTCGGGTTCGCTGCACGTCCCGAACACGGTGCAGCTCGCCTACGAGATTGCTGATGCCATGCTGGCGATCCGCGTAGGTCTCGACGCACGCGGGCAGGAGTAACCGATATGCGAGCCACCGTCACGTTCCCGAGAGGCAAACGGGCTGCGAAGCGCGAGGCGTGTCGTGTCGTGGCGCTCTTGATCGAAAACTATTTTGATGTCGGCCAGCCCCACTCAACGGCGGTTGACGAAGGCGGGCTGGACGAAGACGACCCGCGTATCAAGATTATGTTCGATGCATTCGTAGCGCTCCGAAACGAACTGGAGCGGCGCGGACAGGAGACGCCCCATGAGTGAGCGCGCTCGCTATGAAGTTCAACTACGGCATCCGTTATGGGGCTGGGTGTCTGCCGGAACATGGCCCGCTCGTACGAAGGCCGAGGGACTGAAATCGTTGGACGACTGCTCGATGGGTGTTCGACGCACGGGTTCAATTCACGCTCACCGCTTGGTAAAACTGGAGGCTGTTGTAATCGCCTATCGCAAGGCCGCGCGTCGGGCGAGCCGTCAGGAGGGGCGATGAGCGACCAGCCGAGAGGAGAAGGCGTGAACGGCAAGAAGTCTCCCTGTCGCGTTCACAAGTGGGGCACGTGGACATTCGGTCGGTGGAACGGCGGAATTGGGCATCGTCGCGTCTGTCGGCGGTGCGGAGCGGAGCAAACGAGATGAGCCTCGACCAGCCGGTAGATTGGACAACTCAGCGCGCGTGGACAGTAGATGATGCGATAGCTGCGCTCGACTCCGAACGCGCCGCCCATGCCGCCACCCGTGCGGCGCTGGCGCAGGCGACGAAGGGCCAGATTGCCGCTGAACTGGATGCCACGGTCGCGCGACAGCAGGAGGCGCACACAATGGTGGCGTATCGGTCGGCGCGCCAGGATGTCGAGCAGGCCGAGCACTCGCTGGCGCAGGCGACGACGCAGACGTGCGAGACGTGTAAGTTTAAGGGGACTGCTGGCGGAAATCTCGACGTGAATTGGTGCGCGTTGTGGAAACAAACTGTCCCTGACCAAGTAACCGGCTGCAAAGGCTATCAGGCGCTCCCCGCGCCGCCGAAACTAACCACACAAGGAGACACACCATGAGACTGAAACGCATCATCATCTGGAGCGGCCTCGCGCTCGCCCTGTTCGCCTGCGGGAGCAAGCCCAACTTACCCGGCGTGACCATGCTTTACGCCCAGGTGGGCTCGACGCGCACACTCCAGTGGACCGCGGACCCGGCCGCCAGCGTCTACACGGTGCAGCTCGACGGTGTGACGATTGGCAACCCAACAACGTCCTCGCAAGCCTTCACCGTCCCGGCGAACGGGGCGCACACGTTCGCTGTGACCGCGACGAATACACCGTCAGGGCAGACGGCGACGGTCACGTATCCGATCATGGTGGGGCAACCGGCGGTGCCGAGCGGGTTTGTGATCAAATGACGGTCGAGGCAGTGATCGAGACGCTGGCGGCAATGGAGCGATCAATTCGAGACAGGCACCAGTCTAGCGACAGGGTGTTTGGTGATTCATCGGTGGGTGTGCTGGCTGATATTCCGAGGCAGTTGCTACGCAAGGCTGACGCGCTGGCCGAGGCGCAGCGGCGGCTGGGACAAATAACGGCAGTCGTAAACCTACTCCAGCCGACGATTGATTTGGCTCCAGTATACGAGCGGGCCAGTGGCAAGGAAAAACTGGCGGCTGCAGTGCTGGCCCTGCTCACGTCTGAGGGTGTCAAATGACGCGGCCTGACCCGCGTGGAGGGACGACGAAATGAACTGGCGCTGCTGGTTTCGGCACGACTGGGGACCGTGGGAAGTTCGCGTGGATAGGCTCGGTGCGGAATGGCGCTCGTGCCGACGTTGCGGGAAATCTCACTGGCAGTGGGCGTGGAATTGAGTAGCGCCCTCGCTCGACGTGGACGCGGCAACGCCGATTGCACGGCTGTAGCTCAGACGCAGAGCGGTCGGCCTTTACGCCGACAGGTCGCAGCATTTACAAGCTGCCAGCCGTCAGGCACAGCGGCGAGTCTCGAAGGCCAAGAGACTGCCGCGTCCATGTGGAGCGAGACTCGACGCAGGCGCGGCGGCGCGTGATGGGTGGGGCCGAATAGACGAATCAGGCCCTAGCGTGTTGTAAACCACGCGCGTACGAGCCACGCCATCGACGCGCGCCGCGTCTGCGTGGGGGAAGGGAGCGAGCGATGACGAAAGGGACCAGCCGATGAGCGACAGAGAATGGGAAGATTCAGCGACTCCAGCCGAAATGCATGAGCAGGCGCAGTATGGCGGTCGTCCGGAAGATAATCACCCACCACAAGCCACTCCCGTTCAGGGCCGCATTCTCGAATGGACATGCCGTGAGTGCGGCGTCCTCGTCCAGCGCGATGAGAGCGGGGTGACGACGGCCGCTGCGCTGTCGCAGGACGCGCTCGACGCCTGCCAGATCCTGCGCGGCCTGTTCTCCGGCGGCATCAACGGCGTGCCGGACGACGTGAAGGTCGTCGCGGAGGAAGCGGCGCGATACGTGGGGCTGGAGCGGGAGTCGGCGCGGCAACAGATTGGACAGAACGATGGGCTACGGCGCGAAGTGAAATTGCAACTCACCGAGCGGTTCAAGGCCGAGACCGATCTCGCCGCCGCCCGGCAGGAGTTGGACGACTATAAATCCGCTACGCAGCACGGTATCGGACTATCTGACTACGCGGCACTGAACGCGCGGCTCACCCGGCTGCGGGCGTGGCTGGAGCAGGAGATCGCGCGGCTACAGATACGCGGCACTGAATGGGATGGCGGCTACAATGAGGCGTGCGAACGCATACTTGCGAGGCTTGGTGAGGTCTAAGCTCCCACTCCCAATCGATCTCGCATCTATTGATGTCGTTCGATTCTGGGCTTGTGTTCAAAAGGGCGATGGTTGCTGGCCGTGGAATGGCGCACGCGACCGCCAGGGTTATGGGGTATTTCGGGCGAACGGGCACAATCTGCGTCCGCATCGTGTGATCCTGACGATGCTTTACGGACCCCTCCCGTCAGACAAAGTGACCGATCACTTGTGCCGTAACAGGGGATGCGTGAATCCGGCGCATCTCGAACTTGTTACCACTAGAGAAAATGTCTTGCGTGGCGAAGGGGTGAGCGCGAAAGCGGCGAAACAAACGCACTGTATAAAAGGCCATCTGCTGTCAAAAGAGAATGCGCCGAGAGTAGGCAAAACACTCCGAAGCTGTCTCGAATGCCATCGTGCGCGTGTTCGTAAGACCAGAGCAAAGCGTAAGGATATTTATCGGCTCCGCCGCAAGCCAGAAGCACGATGTCCTCAGTGTGGTCTGACATATCGAGCTAGGCCATGTGGACCCAGCCACGCCACGAGGTGGCGCGCATCATGAACGTCAATAGCCAGCGCCAAATCGTGTCCGGCCAAGGCGGAGAGGGCGTATGGACCGGCCAGTATGTCAGCGATGGCCCGGTCACGATGACGCCGATTGTCGCGCCGGGGGCGGGGGGTAATGGCCCCTGCTGGCTCGGCCCGCGCGTGCTGCTGGACCGATTCGATGTCGGGCTGGCGACGTGCCGGCCGGATGGGACAGACTTCATCCCGATTCTTGGTGGTGGACCGGCAACGAGCTACGGCGCATCCGAGATGGGCACGAGTTGGGCAAAGTTTCTGGCCGATGGCGTGACGGGCGTGCAGGCGGCATGGGGCCTGAGTTTGCCGACGATGCGTTGGCTCAATATGTCGAGCGCGCTGTTCGTCACGCCGCAGTCAGGTGACAGCATCATCGCCTATGGTATTGGCGACGATGTGCCGCGCTGGACGCAGCCAGCCGTGGCGATCGACTTCTACGCCGTGGACGCCGATACCGTGCTGTGGACGGACGGGGCGCGACGGATTCAGGTTCGCAACCTGCCGCCGCCCGCGCAGGACGGACAGGCGATTCACCCGTTCACCTTCGAGGCGGTCGGCCGGCGCTGGCTCGGCTTGGGACGACCTGGCGGATTCGTGATCCGCCCGTGGGACGACGCAACGAAGGGATACATTGTCGTGCCTGAAAGCCAGTACGCTTACGGCCCCTGCGCCGTCCCAGGAGACGACCCTCAGCATGTGATCGCCTTCTGGTCGCCCAACCCCGGCGAAACGGCTATCATGGCGCAGACCGTCAACTTGACCGCGCCGATGCAGGACTTGACACCCATGCAGCCCGTGCCGGCCTTCACGCACAACATCGCCGTGGGCGTGGTGTTCCCCAGCCGATGAGCCAATCAACACTACTTCCATTCGCGCAATCAGCCTGCATCATGTCTCGGGCTTGGGCGATGCCGTCTCCGCGGACATTTTCCATTCCGCCCATTGAAGATTTCCTAGACCGATGGCTACCGCGCGGAGGCGTCGTTGTTGATCCGTTCTGTGGAACTAAACCCCATCGTTTCGCCGCTATCGCTAACGATCTAGCGATCTCTCGAGTTGATGCCGAAGATTTTTGCCGTGGCCTCTCTATACGAGCCGATGCGGTATTATTCGATCCACCCTACTCACCTCGTCAAATTTCGGAGTGCTATAAATCAGTCGGCTTTTCAGTAGGGGTTGCTGAAACGCAAAACGCATCCCTCTACAAGCGCGTGCGCGATGCGCTCGATTCGTTGCTCATTCCTGGCGGGATCGCGCTGTCGTTTGGCTGGAACTCAAGTGGCTTCGGGAAATCGCGCGGTTATGAACAAGTCGAGATTCTTCTTGTGGCGCACGGCGGCGCGCATAACGACACGATCTGTGTCGCGGAACGTAAGCGATGACATCCCCAGGCCGGATTGCGCTCGTTGGCAACAAAACCGACTGGCGCACCGTCACGCCGGACGGGGTGCAGGTGATCCTCGATCTCGGGTCAGTGGCCGTCGCCGTGCCGCCTCCGGCGGTGTTCTTCGGTCTGTTCACGGAAGATCCGGCCCAGTGGGAAGCGGTGAAGATGGCCGCGGCGTCGTTCAACGCCAGGCCGAACTACAAAGTGCGGCCGTGCTTCATTCAGGACGGTGACGGGCCGTTTCCTGACGATGTGCTGGCGACGATGCCGCGCTGGGGCCTGCCGCTCAAGGAACTGTATTGGTATGAGAACGAGCCGGTGCTGGCCGATGCCACCGCCCGCTGGTATGTCGAAGCAATTGACCTCGCGCAGCGGTGGAAGTACGACATGGGCGCGATCATCCAGGCGTATACGATGTCCATTCGCACCGTCGAACAGGTGCAGGCTGTGGCCGTGGCTGGCGTGAAGCACTTGAACGACCGCGGCGCGCGCTGGAAACTGGCCCTCAATTTCGCGTGGAAAGACCCTCGAGGCGGCGACATCCCAGAACTGGCCGCGCTGCAAACGCAAATCTGTGCCGGTTCGCCAGGCTGGCCCGCGTTCGAGCCGATCCCGCCGATTCCCCCGCCGCCCGTCACGAAACCGTCTATCATTGCCCTTTGCTAAGGAGTCCGCATGGCTGTCCAGTTGACGACGTTCAAAGACCCGCAAGCCCTCACGCTCGCGATCGGCGCGGTGAACAAGTCCTCGCACGTCGGCAAGTTCACATTGTCATTTCCTGACGGTACGGTCGTCAGTTGCCAACAGGACGGCAGCATTCAAGACCGTCCCAGCGGCGCGGATGCCGCCTTCGAGCAGTGCGACATCGACGGCCAAGTCGCCACCTATTGGTACACCTGGAACGGCGTCACGAGTGGGCCGTTCTCGTTCGCGTTCTTCAAGGTCACAGGCAAGTCGTGAGCAGCGCCGGCAGTCTGATCGCAATGGGCGGATCGAGCGCGCCACCAAGCTCGTGGCCGAACCAGCCGCGCAAACCGTTCCTGTCATTCCCGGCGGTCACCGCCTCGCAGCCGCCGGCGCCTTGGGCGTCCTGCTGGTCTAATGAGCCATATCTGACGGTCATTCCTTCCGGCATCGTGCCCGACAAGCCGACGCTGCGCTTCAACCGCGGGAACGTCATGGGCGTGCGCGTACCTGGACTGCCTCCAGTCGATGGGGGGTCGTCAGATCCCAACTTCCTGATCACCTGGTTCCTCGACCGCATGCCATTCGATGATGCTGTGCGCGCGATTGCCTTCTATCATCAGGTCTGCGGCTATACCCATCTCAATCTGTCGATCCCGCAGTCCATTTACAACTATGGCACGTCGTTCGCAGACTTCTGCAAGATTGCCAGCGCCTGCAAATCGGCCGGGTTGTGGGTCATCGTCAACGCGCTGGACGGCTCGTATCCGTTCTCGCAAGTTGAGCCGATGCTGGACAGCATGTTCTCGCAGGGGCTCATCGATAAGTTGCTCGGCTGCTGGCAGGTCGATCAGAAGTACTCCCCGGTGGCCTTCTGGAACGACGCCGTGTTCCCCTGTGCGAACTGGGCGAATCCCAAGGCGATGACGGTCTGCTGGCAGTGGGTGAACGGCGCCTGCATGTGGTGGGACGATGAGACGTGCGCGAAACTCGGCATCTGCGACCGCTGGAGCGGGCAAGCCTATCTCAGCAAGACCGTCCTCGAGTCCGAGCAATGGCAGCAGTTCGATACGGAGGCGCCGCTGGGATCGATGCAGTCGGTGAAGGTGCTGCCGTCACTGCCGTCGAACGTCCACGCCTGCGTCTGCGAATACGACTATCAGGCTGAATTCGACAACCCGCTCACCCGGCTTGAGCCCTATGGCGACTTGAAGGGTCGGGCGCTGATGGCAACCACTAACACGAGCAGCCAAGGACAGCCCGGAGTGACCGCTGGCTACATGGGCGGCTGTCGTCAGGCCCTGAGCGACCCGAATCCCGGCGTCGTGCTCTAATAGCCGCAGGAGGCCGCATGGACCTGAGTGCTCTGATTAGTCTGATCGTCGTGCTAGTGATTGTCGGCGTGGTGCTGTACATGATCGAGGCGTACATCCCAATGGCCGCACCGTTCAAGCTCATCATTCGCGTGGTGGTAGTGCTGGCCCTCGCCCTCTACCTGCTCGACATGTTCGGGCTATGGCACGGTGGCCCAGTGATCAGACGGTAGGCAGGCGCACCAAGACGCATTCGGCGATCGGGATCTGGTGCTCGAATACGCCCGTCCCATTGGTGCTGAGGCCGTCTGGTGAGGTATTTGCGGCAAGGCCTGTGAGCGGGTCGAGTCCGGTCACAATACCGACGTGATGCGCGACGCCGCGATCCACAAAGAAATAGAGGTCATCGACGGCTGGATCATCGACCACGTAGCCCTTCGCTTCGGCGTCACTGAGTTTGTGCTGACAGGAGCCGGTGCGGACGGTCGGCGCATGGCCGTGATAGGCCACATCCTCGATGAAGCTCACAAAATCGCAGCAGTAGCTATCGCCCGGCATGCCGTTGCAGAACCGCTGGAAAAACTCCACCCAGGCCCCGTGATTCGGTTCCGTCTCGCGGACAAAGAGAAAATGTCGCGCGCAGGCGGTCAGACTCGCGGGTGTCATGGCTGCTCAGTCGCCGTCAGTTCGGCGTCGTTCAGGTTGTAGAGCTTGTCGGGATCGAGCCCTGCCGCCGTCATCGCCGCACGGACTTTCTCGACCAGCGCCGCATGCTGCTGCTCGAACAGCCGCCGATCGCTGATGACCGCGCGGAGTTTCCAGAAGGCTTCGCCGGGAATTGTCGTGATCATCATCGCTCCTGTTAGCGTTCAAACGCGCGATAGCCGATGGTGCGCGCCGTGCCGTTCGTCGTGTCCCACAGCCGCATCCAGACCGTATGCGAGCCAGGCGCAATGGTACTGGCATCAATCCATAGCCAGAAGCCTGGGGTCGGTGAGACGCAGCCGGTCCACCCGACCGCCGCGGCCCAGTTCTGCACATCCTGACGGGCAAAGATGAAGGCCGGGTTGGTGTGCCCACCATTCGGGAAGTCGATCTCAGAGTACCAGCGGGCCATGTTGGGTAATGTCGTCTCAGGATCGACCGCGATGTCGATGCCTTGCGGGATGCCAGCAGATCCAGCCTGACATGAGGCCGCCCATCCGAACACCTGCAACACATAGCCGCCAACATTCGTGTCGTAGATCACTTGTGCCAGATCGACAGAACCCGTGACCGTTGACGACGGATGCCAGGCTTCGACTTGCGCGAGTCGGGCATGCAACTGCCACACACTGACCGTATCGGGCGGCACGAGCTGATCGCCCTTGACGCGGAATGTCGCGGCGAAGATGCCTAGCACGAGCAGGACAATGGACGCGAGGATTCTCGGCATGGCCTACCCTACACTATTTTTCGGCTTCGAGAGCGTCGAGACGAGCCGTGATCGCCCGAAACGCCAGCATGGTGCGACCCGCAAAGGTTTCAGGATTGAAACTGCGCCCATTGGGGTGCAAGGCATCGGGGTCCATGCCGAGCCAGGGGGCATCCTCAATCGTGGTGTTCGTGAAGGTGATCGGCCCGTACGGATCGTTGATCTTCTTGTAGTCGTAGATGGGCGCATCGACCATATCAGCGAGTGCCTGATCGGCCGATAGTCTGGTCTGGCTCGTCGCCCAGTCCACAGACCACGGCCGTTTCGTATCGCGCGTGGAGGTTTGCGTGCCGATAATGGTCCCGACGGTATCGCCGCCGCTCTCGTGTGGGGCGCTCGCATCCGAGATAATGCGAGCCACACCCGTGGAGTCGGCCCAGATGTCCCACGCGGCACCAGTCTTATCCACACTCGTGAGCAAGCCAGGCGCCCCATTCCCTGAGGAGTTGCGACCCGCGATCAGGGCAGACCCCACAGTCGAGCCCGTCCCATTCGCCCCGCTATTGACCGTGAGTCCATAGGTGCCTCCACCGACCTGTGGGGCCAGCGACATCCGTTGCGCGCTATTCGCGGCCCATCCCAGCGTGTTCGCAGACGGCAGATATAAACCAGTCGTCGGGATCGTGGAGCCGGCCGGGATAAAGGCACTGGCGGTCATATTCCCAGCCCCAGGGTCCGTGGCGGCATTCGCGTTGATGCCGCCCGAGAAGTAACTCGCGTGCGTCGTGTTCTGATAGATCGCCCAGTTGCCGGTGAATGTCGAATCGTCGCCCATGAAGACGAGCGCGTTGTTCGTTCCGGTCGTGAAATCGACCGACTGGAACCCAACGGCGCGGGTGATGGTGTGGCCGCTGCCTTTGGCGATACCGCCAAACTGATAGCCGCGCAGGTTAGCTGTGGAGTACGACGCGGCAGCGGTCGAGATGCCAATGTAATAGCCGTTGATCGCGCTCGTCGCGGCGCTCGTCGTCGTCAGGTTCGCAATGCTGATGGCGCGTTGATCAGTGCCGCTTGTGGTGGAGGCAGCGATGGTGATCAGGTTCGCGCCGTTCACCACGCCACCGATGCCCACCAGACCGTTCGCGTCGATGTTGAAATTCGCGTTGAACCCTGCGGTGTTCGTGGCGCCCGCATACATGACGTTGCCGCTTGTTGCGGCGTTCGGGAGGATGAGCGTGCTCCAGACCGGCACGGTCGTCACGCCAGCCGACCGGAGATAGGAGCCTGCCGCGACCGCCGCAATGTTGCCGATGTTGTTCGTAGTTGAACCGGCGAGGATGTCGCCAGTCGCCGCCGCATTCGGGAGCAGCAGCGTAGAGGTGATCCAGTTCGTCCCATCCGCACGAAGGTAGGCCCCAGTGGTCGTCGCGGTGTCTGGATAGGTCGCCGTCGAGTTGATAAAGTTCGTGCCGTCTGAGCGCAGGATCTTGCCAGCAGTGTTTGCCGTGATGGTCGCGACGAACGTGCTATTGAGGGATGCCAGTTTGCCCGCCGTGGTCACGAGCGCGACGTTACCCGTCCCGGCCGTGATGCCGCCGCCAATCGTGGCCGACGCCGCGGTCGTGTCGGTCGTGAGAATCGTAGTTGCCCACAGTGGACGCGCCATTTAGGTGAGCCTCGTCAAGCTGGCCTGCCACACAAACCCCGTGCCGCTACTGACCTTCACTTTGATGCCATAGGCTTTGACCACACCCGCCGTCGCAAAGGGAATCGCGAGACTGGTCACGAGCGACCCCGTCGTGCTCGTGCCGGTCATGGATTGAATGGGCGTATCGGGCGACCCATCCGACAGGTTCATAATCGCGACCGTGGTGGTAATGCCCGCCACCGACTCGATCATCGCGCGAATCCCGAACGTGCCGACGAGCAACGCGGAATCAATAAAGAAAAACGCGCTATTCGCCAGACAGGTATCGGCGGTGATGCCGCTGGGATAATTCGTCGCTGTGATGGGCGAGAACTCTGACCCGCCGAAGTTATAGGCCGTCGCGCCAATGCCCACAATCGACTGCGAGAGCCCCGTCGATGGCACGCCGTCAATCGTCCAGATCGCCCCACTGGGGCTGACTGGTGGCGGCACCACCGATGGCGTGAGCACGAACTTGTAACTGGTGGCGGACAGGAACACCCGGCAGCGTCCGGAGCTATCGAGCACGACAGGGTTTGTGTTCGGTGTGCCGTTCGCATCACTGTAGGTCGCCTGATTCGTCGTCGTGCCAGAGGCGTAGGTATAGAGCAGTCCGCCGTTCAGCGGTTCTCCGTTGTTGTCGAAGAACTGGCAGACTGGCCAGGGGATGATCGTGAGCGGGTTGCTCACGGCTGCGGCCCCTGATCTGCGCCGTAGGCGGCGGCGAGGGCCTTCACCATCACCGGCGTCAACTGACTCTGCCCGATCTGCCCAAGTTTCTGTGTCGCCAAGCCAATCGCGCCCGTGAGCGTGGGGCTGTGCATCGCTAAGCGGAGCGTCGTGTAGGCGCCAGCCGATGCCGCCGCTTCAAGCGGCCGTCCACCAGCCGCCCCAGCAATTGCCCCGGCTAAGATCGCGGTCGCATCGAAGGTGTTGAGGCTGGACTTTAGCGCCCGATCCTCTGCCATCGCCTTGAGCCCGATCAACCCTTGCTCCGTCGCCAAATCCTTCGCCGCCGAAGGCACGGCGGTCAGCACGGCCTTGCGATTGGCGGCGGCGAGTCCTTCATGCCAGAGCGTTTCAATCTGATTGACTGGTGCGCCGCGCGATTCGGCCTTGTAGGCTGCGGTGGAGAGCGTCTGCTCTGCCCGCTTTTGGCCCAAGGTATCAGCAAGACTCATCGGGAGCGGATTTTCCTTGAGATACTGATCGGCCAGATCATTAAGTTCTTTCACGGCATCTTCACGCAACCCACGCCCACCTTGACTTAAGAGATTCGCTTTTTGAAGCACGTAGGCTTTTGCCTGCGCCGCAAGGTTTTGTGTAGCAACCATCGTCGGCGGAGCCGCATTAGCCTTGGGAGGCGCGAGGGAAGGCTGAACTACCTCTTGCGTGGATCGCCTCAACACGCCAGATCCGTTCGGAAGATTGGTCACCGATGGTTGAGCGGTCGTTCCTAAATATTGCGGATCTCCTGTGCGAGTTAGAACTGATTGCGGCGTGCCTTCACGCCAAATGACCCCCGGTTTCGATGAACTAAGAAACTCAGATGTCGGTGCGTCTCCAAGTGGAATATCTACGGTTGTCGATCGCACTGTGGGTTGGGCTGGTCCGAGTAGTCCGCGCACGTTTGGACGAGCATCGTCGGCGGCTTTCACGGCGGCTTTGATATTGCTTTCAACTTGGCTTAGACGTGCCTGAATGGCATCAGGCGTCGGCAGGATCTTCTCAGTCAACCCAGTCTCTGCCGCCGTGGGAAAGTCACGATTGAGCGTCTTGGACGGCATCAGGCCCAAGTCATATAGCCAACTGGCGACACGCGGGGTGATGGCCTTCGCCGCGGCTTGGATACCGCGCCCCGCCACTTCACCGCCTGCTCCAAGCGCCGCCTGCGTGCCGATCTGCTGCGCGGAGTCGGCGGGCGTGGGGATGTTGCCGGGTGTGCCCGCATTCGCGGCATCATGGGCCAGTAGGCCAGCCGCCGCCCCTCCACCCGCCATCAGGCCCGCAAATCCTGCGGCTGGAGCCAACGACATGCCAGCCGTTAGCGGAGCCGTGGCCGCGCCCGCGACCAACGCGCCGGCTGCGGCG